TGCTAATCCTGATGCAAATGATGGAGCCACTCTTGGTTCAGGTACAGTTTCGTGGTCGGATTTATTTCTTGCTTTAGGAGGAGTTATCAGTTGGGGCAATAGCGATGTGTTTATTACCCACTCTGCAAATGCACTCACTTTCTCAGGTGGTTCTTATTTATTTTCGGGTTCGGTAACACCTGCAGCTAACGACGGTTCTGCGTTAGGTACAAGTTCAGTATCTTGGTCAGACCTTTTCTTAGCAGAGGGAGCTGTTATCAACTGGGATAACGGTGACGTAACCGTGACTCAAACAGGTAACGTACTCGCAGTTGCTGGTGGAGATTTGAGAGTAGCTACAGCAGACGTTGGTACAAACGCAGACAGCGTACCAACACTTTCTAGTACAAGTACTTTCACAAATAAGACACTTACTTCTCCAACAATTAACACAGCCACTATTGGGGGCGCTACTCTCTTAGCAGAAAACGCAAGTGTTGACCTTGATCCTAGTCTTTCTGCTGACGGTACATATTCAGGCATCTGTATAACAGGAACAGCAGGAGCTACAAGTGCTGGAGTACAAGGACCAACTGGACCAGAAGGACCAACTGGACCACAAGGAGCTACAGGAACTATTTTTACTGAAACTGGACTATGGGTTTTTGGAAATTATTATAATCCAAATGACATTGCTATAAGTCCATTAGACAATAATACATATGTATGTTTAGCTACAGATGGAACGTTTACAGATCCATCATTAAGTGCTAGTTGGGCTTTATTTGTTAGTAGAGGACAAGAAGGACCAACAGGACCACCAGGTAATCCAAATACATGGGCAGAATTTGCTGCAACACAGAATGTTAATTTCATGGGGTATGCTTTAATGTCTACAGCAAATATAGAACCAAATGCAGGAAGTTCGCATTCTATAGGAACAAGTTTAGCATCATATGCTAATATATTTGGAGATGTATATAATGTAAATACATCTTTAGTGTTTGGACCTACAGCAAATATTGCTGATGTTGGAGGTAGTACAGGATTAGAAAATCAAGTATTAAGTGCTGGAGCAGGTGGTTCAGTAGTATGGACTACTTTAGCATCAGGAGCAGCAGCAGGACCAACAGGCTGTGTTCAATATTCAGATGGTTCAGGAAATTTCCTTGGAAATACAGGATTAGTCTATGATGGTACGTCTGTATTACAAAGTGGTAATAACTATATTGATTTGAATGGCGGTATGGTAAATGATTTAGTAGTACATGCATCTGGGAATGTACCTGCTGCTGATGGAGTTCTAGAAGTAAGTGGATGTGCTGCTGTATCTGGAGGTACAAAAAAACAAACTTTATTTTTAGGATTAGTAAGTGGAGGAGTTTTTGAAGTTGGTAATACTGTTACTGATGGAAGCATGCTTACTGGAACTATTGATGAAGTGTATGCTGAAGCACATCTACTTATAACCTATAATGGAGATCCACTTACTGGAACAATAACTGATGATGTCACATCAGCAACTGCGTCTATAGTTAACTTTAGTTTTTTTGCAGTTGGAGACACTATTACTGGTGACACTAGTACAGCTACAGCTAATATTGTTGCTCTAACTGGATCAGCAGATGGCACGACTGATGTTATAACGTATAATGGAAAGTCATCAGAATCATTTGAAGTTACTGAAGTAGTTAGTTCAGTAAGTGGTAGTGGAACTATAGACATAGACACACCACCAGCTGCGGCTATATTTGCAAATGTAAACGTTGATAATGCAGGAACAATTTCATTTGATGCTTTGGGGGATGGTGACATTACAGGACTTAAATTTATTAATGGAGTTACATTCCCTGCAGGAATAAATGGTTCAATTCAGTTTAATGATGGTAGTGGAGCAATTACAGGAGTTCCTGATGTGAGAATTGAATCTGTATCAGGTTCGCAATTCATAGTTACAAATGGAGTAGCTGATCAAGCTGGAACAGGTGCACAAGTATTATTTCAATCTGCTAATGCATATATTTATGAAGGTTCAACAGGTGGAACAGGTGGAAATATATTCCTAGGTGATTCTACTTCAGTTGTTATTAATACAAGTCTTACAGTTGGAAATGTAGTTCAACCATGTATTCAATATGGTAGTGCATTAACTATTGATATACCAAATACAGGAGCTGGAACTATTGGAGTAACACTACCTGTTGCATATGATGGTGCCACGTATGCAATTCATATTACTGCTGCGACACCACCTAATCCACTAACAGTAATCCCATTTTCTTCAGATCAAACTACTAATACATTTACAATTAATGGTGATCCTGCAACAGATTATTATTGGACGACGTTTGGTTCTGTATAATTTAAAAGTATAATATAAGAATGGTTAAATTTTATACAGCTACAGATCGAGTACATAAATATGTAGCTGTATTCAACAATCCACATGAAATAGTTCCATTTGGTGCTTTTGGGTATGATGATTTTACAATCACAAAAAACTTGAAACAAAAGCAATTATATTTAGCTAGACATAGGAAAAGAGAAGATTGGAATAATCCAAGAACAGCAGGTGCTTTAAGTAGATGGATTTTATGGAATTTGCCTTCACTAGAAGATTCTATAGAAGATTATAAACAAAGATTTCATATGCATAATATATAAATGTATACTCATTTGAAACCTGCAAATAGAGTCGCAGCACCTGTAAGTAGGCTTGTTGAAACCTTAAGACCATATAGAAATTTTCCTGCAGTACGTGAAGGCCGTATAAGAGGACTAGTGCATGAGGGAACTAACACGTTAATGAAAAAGTTTAAGTTTGTAGAAGGACCTGAAAAACAAACATCAAACGAACTTAAATTTAGAGTAGAAAGAGACGATTTGGGAAAACCATTAAGAGACAAAGATGGAAAATTTATAGAACAAATATATACGTATTCAATATTTAGTTCTACAATGAAACCAAATACATATATTGTTCAATTTAAGAAATCAGGAGCAAAAGTTCCTCACAAGGTTACATTTGTTAAAAAGGATGATGGATGGGAATACTATAATTCAACTGGAAATCCTATATATAATTTGCCTGAAGAATTAGTATATGATGTAACAAAGGACATATTAAATCCTGAAGCTCCGACATATAAACATCAAACAGATGATCCAATTTGTGGTAGACATTCATTAGTACGTGCTTGTTTTTCTCATTTAACAAATGAAGAATATGATGCTATGTTAAAAGATGCACAAGCACAACATGATTTAGAAAGTCCGGCTGATGTTATTTGGAGAGCTACTGAAGCAAGTGTTGCTGCTCCTAGCTTAGAACAAAGACCTAAACCACAAACATCTCTTGCTACTTTAGAAGGACAAGGAAAAAAGTCTAAGTATAAACAAATGCCATATAAGCTCCGTAAAGCCCCTAAACGTGAATTATATTGGGTTGTAACTAGTGAGACCGGTAAGAAGCATTCAAAGGAGCCAATTCCTTTAGAGAAGGCAAAGGCTCAACTTCGTATATTAAAATCAGCCTTACGTGGTGGTGCGGATGAAGATGAAGAAATGAATTATTTAGGTGGATTACCAGAACTAAATCTTGGAAATTACGTAGAGAATCCTGACAGATCACCTAATCCATTACCAGAAAACTTAGGACTACCAAATCCAGCAGGAGGACCAAATTTAGGTCCTCGTGGAGAGCCTCGTACATTTGTAATTAATGCAAATCGTCTTCCTGTTGCAGCTCCTCCTCGCCGTGTCGCTCCAAGACAAGGACCAGTTCAATTTATGGAACCAGTAGCTGCAGCACCTGCTAGACGCAGACGCCGTAAGGGTGAAAAATGGCCTCGTTCAGAATTTGAACCAGTACAACTTAGCAGAGGAAGTGTTGGAGGTGGAAAATGCAAAGTGTGTGGTGGAATGAAACCTCGTCGCTAAAAAGTAACTGTCACATTAGTTTCAATTTTAAATACATTGTTTTTTGGATGATGTAGTCTATAATATTGTTTGTCATAAGAATGACGTTCTTCTTTATGATCATTATTATATGCATTCATCCGATTAAGTATTTTTTGCTTATTCTCTTGGTAATAATTCTTTCTATACTCTCTTATTTTCTCCTTATTTTTTTCAACATACTCTTTTGAATATGCTCGAAGTTTCTCTCTATTTAGATTTCTGAGCTCTTGCAAGCGTTCTTTATTCTTTTTAGCATACTCTCTCCAATACTCTTTTTTGTCTACAGCCATAATTATTTATAAAATATACTAAAAATGCCTAGAAGAGGGACATTTTATGTAAATCATGCCAAAATGACAGAAAAAACAGTAAAATCATTAATGATTTTACCATAAAAATCACCATTTTGCCCATGTTTACCGATCTATCAATCCCATTATATAAAATTAATGATGAATATAAATGTCTGAAGAGGAAATTAAGGATTGGTCATCTGGTTTAGAGCATATTTTAGCTAAGGAAGGTGAAATAGCTCAGAGTAGTGCTTGGTTACATAATAAAGCAGGGCGTAGAGCAGCTGCAATGAATGATTATATAAATATTCCTTCAATTGTATTACAAACTGTAACTGGCTTTCTTAGTGCATCTTCAGGTTTAGTTCCTCCATTAGCTTTAGGTGCTATAAGTATATTCACTGGTATTCTAAGTACTCTATTAACTTACTTTAGATTTGCTGCTAAAGCAGAAGGTCACAGATTAGTAAGTCAATTATATTTAAAAATATATAAGAAACTAGAAATTGAATTAGCATTACCACCTGAACAAAGAGAATCTCCAACAAAATTACTTGCTGATATAAGAGACAAATTAGCAAGAATTAGTGAAGTAGCTCCTGAACTACCTGAATCCGTTTTAGAATTATTCAAAAAAACATTTAAAGAATCAGGAACAGCTAAACCTTGTATTGCAAATGGTCTGGATTCTATTTCAATCTATAAAGAAACAACTACAGTAGAAAGCCCTACAAGTCCTAAATCTAAGGTAGGTATTACATTTGTAAATATATAGTAGTATAATAATATGGATATTGTTGGAGGAGAAAAATATGATCATCAGAAAGAAGATTGTCCTAGAGTACTTTCAGCCGCTTTGCAACTAAAATATAGTCAGATTCCTACGCTAGGATGTACAGTAAGTAACCTAGTATTAATGACCAGTCTTAGATCAGGATTAAAGAAACATGGTATGAAACTAAATCTTATATATTCAACTACTAAAAAGCATATAGATGAAGCAGCAATACTTCCTTTGCTAGTTCATTTACTTACTACTCGTAAAGATGGATTTATGGTTCTGAAACATACGAATACAAAACAAATTAGACATATAGTTGCGTTTCTTTATAACGAAAAGCATAATACTTTAGATTTCTTTGATTCGTATAATAAAACTAGAACTCTATATACACTAAGATTAAATAAAAAACATATTGCAGAATTCGTTAATGATTTCTTTCATAAGTATTTTGAAGATGAATTTGTAATTGAAAAATTATTTGAGTTTATTCATTTATAAGTGCACAGCTTGGTTTTTGAATTTGAATCAACCGATTCAGCTTCTATTATTAATTGCACTTAAAAATACCCATTTGGGACTTAAATAATTACACGTACGCCGACATCGCGTTACGAACAGCCGACTTAGCAACACGTCCTATAACACTTGGGGGGCGCGCGGCACCAACTGGGCGCTCGAGTTCCGCTGAAGGAGCAGACGCTGGCGCACTGAGGATGTCCTGCTCCGTGAGCACACCCTTGATGATACGCGACGAGCCCTTGATCGTCTCGAAGAAGCCAGAGCTGATTGGAACCGTGTAGATGTTGACATTAGGATTCGTCGAACCGTCAAAATCAATTCCCGTGAAGTTCTGGACATCAATGTTGAACTGTAGCGTGAAGTTGCCTACTAATCCGCAACTTTGTCCGGACTGGAGGGGGAAATCACGCCCTGGACGGAGAACTAGAGGACCACCGACAAGTCCTACGTTACCACCGGAACCATTGGACGAGGCCTTGATAGCGCTGTAGCCAGACCATTCAGACCAGTCCATGTCGACACCATTGTGAACTGACATCTGGTATAGTTGCTGTTGCGTCATCGTCGAGAGGAGACCTGAGAAGTTGTCAAAGTTGAGCGAGATCTTCACGATTGGGAGCGCCCAGTCACCATTTGACGCATCAGCATACTTCTGGGGCTTAACGAAGATGAGAAGTAGGTCAGGGATGTTCGGGAGCGTAATCGTCTGCGACTGGAGAGCCGTAACTGCATAAGTAGCAGTCGTCTTTGGAACGGGTGTCGCAGGGGTCGCAATGTAACGAGGGAACTCCATGTACGGCACAATTGACTTCGGGGGTAGGGGAACATCAAGAGCTGGCGTTAGGAACTGAACCGCAAGAGTGGGGTTGCTGACCCAAAGACCACCCGTAGAATTCGAAGCCCACGTAACAGTTGGGGTACTAAAAGCCGCTGTCGTTGGCGCTCCACTAGAAACTACATACGGATTTAGACTGGTCGCAACACGGAATGAACGAGCCGTTGAGCTGGGCGCAAGATTGAGCTGAACTTGGAAGTTCTGAACACCAAAGAGACCCGTAGAGAGTTCATACTGATCATTGAAGATGAACGGGGGAAGCATTAGCTTTTCCGTAGATTCAATAGCGACGTGGAACGTTAGCACATCACCAACATTAACTTGAGCATTCGTAACAGGTAGACCGTTTACGTAGCCCACTTTGCCAAACGCCGTGCCACTACCTGAAAGAGGTTGAGGAGTCTTTCCTGTTGCATCCGTAGCATAATAAAAGCCATTGTAGCCAGCATTTGGCACTTCATCAGAATTGAACGTCTTGTCCCAGAGACCAAGAGGTGAGTTGCTAACTGAGTTCGTGTCAGGGTATGTGGCATAACGATCAAGCATTGTTGGGCACGTGCGCTGGCGACGAGCATCACGCATGTCCGCGAGGCGGAGAACTTGGGGGAGTACATCCTGCGTGTTAACCGTTACCGTGGCATCGTTAATCGTTGACGTCATCTGCGTCGTGGCTTGGTGAAGAGGGAAGGCAGCAGGGCCTACGAGGCCTACTAGGGACGAACCAGAAGCAAACGTGGCACCAGCTGTAACCGTAACCGTCGCCGCAATCGTGCCTGTTAGTTCAATCGCACGATCAACGAACACATTCTCGGACGGAACTTGGACGTTGAACTGGACTGAGGAAGAATCCCAAGTTTGGGCTTGGAAAGATACATTTGATATCGAGAGGGCGCCCTTTTCGACGGCATACTTCGGCTTCGTCTGAATAATACGAGGATCATAGACAGAATACTTCGTAACTTCGGAACCCATGTTTTATTTAATACACACGGGAATAATTTTAGAATAAAACGAATTATAAAACAAGCTTCTTTTTGAAAAGTAGACGGAATGACATTGAACCTTGGTTCGCCACACGAATTGGAATTAAAGAATTTGTTAGACGATTGCGCCAGTATAGAGAAACGTCAATATTTGAAATTCCATCGTGAGAAGGGTCAAGAGATGAAAAGGTGTCAGTCTTAGGCTCGTATAGTATATAACCCTTCCAAATGTCTGCAGTTACACACTCAATCGGAGTCTCGATGAGCACCTTTTGGAACGATCCTGAGCTTGCATTCTGTATTCCAACATTTGCACTACCAAAACTTACAGGATTCGCTGAAGCTTCATTACGTACTGGAATTTGGGTTGTTGCTAGAACAAATGATGCAATAGGTGACCAAATAATTCCATTAGAAAGAAAGTCTTGAGGAAGTCTAGAAAAGAAGGCTTTTGCAATAGGGTCTCCAGTAAATGGATTCACAAGCTGAAACACTGAAGTTCTAGGTTGTGTGCGAAGCGTAATTCCTACTGGACCACTGTCTGTATAAGCTACTCCAGTTCTTAGATTAACTAGTAGACCTGTGTCAATGACAATTTCTGGAAGGTCTTTTGTTGCTTGATTAGCCCAAAGTTGACCTCCAGAATAATAAATCGAAGGAAAGGTATTGAATAAGTTATTTAGAACTGTATTCATGCCTACGTATGAGTACTCACCTGTCTTGTATGTTCCACCTGAAGCTGATGCACCCGTAGCTGATGTAACGTTATAAGGCTGCGGTAGCGCTGTGCCATAAGGAACCATCGACGTATTCGTGTCCTGATTAATCGAAAACAGTTTAGTAACCTCATCATATTCCATAAAAGGGCACTGCGTACCAAATGCAGACGTACCACCACCAGCTGTTGTCCACGCAAGTTTTAGTGCAGTATTGACCAAGTCTACTATGTGAGTATAGGTATATGCATAGTAATAATCAGTTTCGATTTGTTTAGGAGATAGTGTAGGAACAAGCGTAAATGGTGCTAGATTTTCTGGTACCCATATAATAGGTTGGGTGTTTGTTCTATACGTTGTACCATCAAAAACTGCAACCGTTACCGTATAGATTGTCGTAGTCACATTAGTAGCTGGATCAGCAATCTGAGGAATAAATAGAGGAAGAGTAATTGTGCAACCATTCAAACTAAAACTTTGAACAGAAACTTCATAGTTTGAAGCATCTGGAACTATAGGTTTCTGCCGTTGGTCCTCAAATACTACTGGCGGATCATCCGACTGCTGCGTAGTGTCCAATGAATTGTTAATTACAGTTCCATTGTAATAAATACGATCTGGGGCTGCTTTTTTTCCTTCAATAGTCACCGTTGAAAAGGACATTTATGTTATACCATCAAATTTTTATTCGGTTACTTACCTATTAAATTATAGGTAAAAGCACAAACGAAATCATCAGGTGTTAAACTCGTAGATTCTACTAATTTTATATACTCTGGTAAATCTAAATTTTTAAAGTAGAGTCTCGTTGTACAATGACGACCACACGTATTCATATTCATTTTGTCAGTCTGGAATGGAAATGCATTCGATTTGACTTCGTACGGACTTGCTTTTAATAACTGTGTTAGTTTTCTCGAAGATTGTCCTAACTGCTTTAGTTTTTGTATAGAAAGCCATTTTGATTCACCATCTGGTTTGTAATTTCCATATGGATCAAAATATTCAATTATATTAGAATTTCTATAGTTGAGTAAGCATACCCAATGACCAGTAAACTCATTCTCTGTTAAATAAAGAAGCATAAGACGACCCTTTTCATCTAAAACATCGTCAATCGTTTTAGCACTATGAAGTTGAGGGTACGAAACAACTTTTAGTGTTGGAATCATTTTTTGTATGTCAGTTTCGCTTAGTGAATATGATTCAACTTCTGGCATGTCCCCCTTTTTCTCCAATGCTTCCGCTTGCTGAATAGCTCTCTGCAGTTCAACCGGTTTTCGAGAAAAAGGAATTCCGTTTAGTTCAGTTCTGTAACCTTTCTTACCTTCTAAAGTATAGGGTCTAATAAGAGGTTCCATTATTTAATTGAGAGAATCTTTATTGCAGAATTTACTTCTAATTAATTTCTGATTTTGTACAATTACATAAGCAATAATACTAACTATTGATGTAAGTAATCTTGCGAAACCTAGACTTTGAGCTGTTTCCATTTATATTAAACGCAGTTTTAATAACGGCGCATACGGCGTGGTTTAGCTTCACCAGTATAAGAAGGCTGGAATTGTTCAGGTGCATATAAATCTCCTGAAAGACCTGAACGCCGTCCTAATTCAACAGGAGCTGGACGTTCACCATCCTCAAATGATGCAGGATTAAATTCCTCAAGTTGACGACCAAATAAACGACTTGCAAGAGTTGACATTACTTGCTCTCTCGCTGCAACAGGCTCGTCAATAACACGAGCAATTTCACGAATAGTTGCATCAATTAGTCTTAGAGTCTGTTGAATTGCTGCGAGTTTACGGTACCCCTTAACATCTATACCTTCTAAACCTTCAGCAGGAGCATAAGGTGTTTCAAGATTGCTTCTGTCATATGAACGAGCAATTTGAACCATATTACCAATAGACTGAGCATAACGTCCTAGTTGATTTCCTGTTATAGCCGCACCAGCTTTAACAAGAGCTTGAAAAAGTTGATTTAATGTGTCATTAAGTCCACTTGAGAATGTACCTGACGTAAATGCAGTATAAGCAATCTGTATGAGAGTGTCAATATTAGAAAAAGGTGAGAGTGGAATATTAGCAGGAGGGCCAGCAGAAAAATTACCAGATGCAAGTTGATCATATTCAGTAATACGTTGCTTAAGACGCTGCTGAAGCCATTCTTGTCCTTCCTTAGTAGTAATAACACCACCACGGAAAGCATTTCCACTTGTCGCATATTCATTACCTGGGAAAACACCATTGGGTACAGTTGAACGTGACATAGGACGTTCATAACGTTGAGAACGTGCAGTCGTATTTAGATGCCCAAGCATACCCTGTTCTTTCTTCTTATTGATACGTACACGCTCAAATGCTACTCTACGTTCATGAGTATTAAATTCAGTTTGAGCTTCTGATCCACCACCTGGTAGTAGATCAAAACCACTTCTAATAGGAACTGGCTTGAGAGCCTGAATCCCACGTTTATTCATATGGTATGCCTCATCAGGAAAAATCCATGGCACATAGGGAGTCGTTTGGTACGTAGGCATTTATTACTTATAGTATACTTAATTCTTCAATAAAGTCCATTCTCTTTCACATATTTAGAAGCTTGGGGTAGAGAAAGTCCGTGCTCACGCATTACCTTCTTTACAATTTCACCACGAGCAGATGGAGCACGAGTCTTACGTCCACCTATATTCTTCTTGGCATATTTTTCCCTCATTTCAGCGTCCATTCTTTCCTCCCTCTTTTGTCTTTCCAGTTCAAAATTCGCTAATTCTTCTTCTGTGTAAGAACGTCTTGCTTTTGTTGGTTTTTCTGGAAGCAGGTATGGGTCAGCACCACCCATATTCGTCATAGACAAATCATCCATATTCTCAAGTGAACTCATTTTACCAAGACGTACTGTTCCCATAGCTGGCGCACTCTCACCAAAACTTACTGTTCCCATAGCTGGCTGGGCATAATACTGACCTTCCCATGGAAAAGCACCACCATGCATAGAATCACAGCAGCACTTGCTCGGCTTTTTACGTCCACCAACCCGTCTCTTAGGAATTACTTCACCACCCTTACATCCTGAAGAACTACACTTGATTGGCTTGCGGCATAGGAGGCCATCGTCGATCATTCCAGCATCACAATTCTCATACTCAACACCAAAAATACGACGTCCTCCTAGACCAACTAGGGCAAAGAGTGGATTGACTGCATCAAGGAACTGCTTTCCATATGGCTGTAGAGATCTTAGGTTTAGGATCTGTGTAAGAACATCCTTGTTAACCTTAAACCATCCATAGATTGAAGCAATCTTCTGCGCATACTTACCAACATCCGCAAGAGTTATAGCACCGCCACGTAAGTTACGGGGATTGCGACCAAGACCAACAGTTGCCGCAAGACTAGCAACATCATCTAGGATGTTTTTATATGCTTTTACCCCATTAATTGCCGCTAAAATCTTCTTAGCAGCATCAACAAGTCTCGGGGAAGATTTTGGATTGTCAATAATTTCATCTTGTAGATCTGAGATGAATAGTTCAATCCAAGAAGAAACACTACGCCACATATTAATAAGCTTTTTCGCCTCGTCAATAGCCTTATTTACTACATCTGGAACTGGAATAATACCACCAGAAATACGACCAGAAGAATCATCCATGCCAAGATGAAGCATTTTTTTAGCCTTCTTTAGACTCATCGCTCCACCATAATTGTCCATTTGTCTTTCTGCAGGTTCTTTTTCCATTTGACCAACACGAGCAGGTGTCTCACTTTCCGCCCATTCATCAAATCCATCGCGCATAAACTTAGCTTCTGGGTATGATCCACGTTGTGCTAACTTACCACGAATATATTGCGTCTGATCTCCCGTCGACATTTGTTATTATATATACATTTCTTTTAGAGCCATTTAACAAATGTTGTCCAAACCTATGCGCCAAGATTGTGGTTGTGGTGGAGGAAAATATAATTGTATAACCAAGAATACATTTGCTAAGATTTTACAAGCAGAACTAAAACGTCTTGATTGCGGATGTGGATGCAAAGGTGTTAAAGGATTTAAAAAGAAGTATGGACTTGTCGGCAAAGGTATACTTAACGACTGCCCTCCAGGTTATAGAAACGATGGCCTTACGTGTCTCGAAGAATGTAAATCAGGAGAGGTTGACGACGGTCTTTTTTGTCGCGATACAAATCCTCCGGGTCCGGGTTGGGTCAATGATGGCTTGACCTTTAGAAATACAAATCCTCCTGGACCTGACTGGGTCAATGATGGATTGACATTTCGCAATGCTAAGTGTCCCGATGGATGGATAAATGATGGATTAACATGTCGTGCACTAATTCAATCATATAAAGATCCATGTCCTGCTGGTTCTCGCGATGATGGTACATCATGTTGGGGAAAAGTTAGCGAAGTTTGTGCTGATGATTGCTCAAAAGGATGGGATGGGTGTAAACATAAAGTTTTTAACGCTTTAAAATGTAACAGATGGAAAGCACCATGTCGTGATTTTTTTGGAACTGATTGGTGTGCTGGAATTTGTGAAGAATATGGAGGTTGGGATTGTATTGGTGGATGTCCAACTTCTTGTGCTCCTGTTGATGGTATTATAAAGACACTTGCAGATCGTAATTATAGAACTTGGGGAGGTGAAGTTGTACCTCAAGAAGTTCGTGGGCAAGAAATTCGTTCTCATCCTACTCGCGGCAAAGACATTAAAGGTCGTGTGAATTTTGAAGAACTACTTAAGGAAGTAGACAAAGGTCTAGCTGAATTATTTTCAGAAGATGGTGCTTTAGCTCGTGCGTTTGATCCAGAAAAGAATGGTATTAGTGATGCATTTCGTAAATTTGGTGATGATATGAAACGTGTTCTTGAAGAAGTTGGTAATCGAATCAAAGATGGTTTCGACAAAATGGGTGCTGCTGCTAAAGCTGCATTCGAAGAATTTGCTCGTAATGCAGAACGTGATTTCAAACAATTCGGGGATGATTTTGTAGCAAAAATGAAGAATCCTGATTTTTGGGTTGAAGCTATTGGTATTATGGCTATGATTGCCGGAGCTGCTCTTTCTCTAGCTCTAACAGTTGGTACTCTAGGTCTTGGTGCGCCTGCTGCCGCTGGTATTATGGCTGCTTTTTCAATGGCTGGCCCTGCGGCTAAAATGATTGCCTCTGCAGCCAAAGGTGAGCCTATTGACGCACTGGACATTGCTCAAATTGTAATTGCAGGTGCTACTGCAGCTATTCCGGGTATGGGACCAACAGTTCAAACTTTTATGAAAGTTGGTACAACTGCTGCATCTTTTGCTATTTCTGCAGTTCAAGTTGGTCAGGGTCTTGGATTAATTCCTTCAACGTGCGTTGCTAATTGCCCACCTCCTGAACCTGATCCTCCTATTCCGGAACCACCACTTGATCCTCCACCTCCTCCATCAAAGGATCCTCCCCCTCCAGGACAATTAACTGATGATCAAATTATGGATTTAGCTCCACCATGCACATTTCTTCGTATTGTTGGTAAACCTAATAATCCTCCTCCGTGTAATACATTGCCAAGAGAGACACGAAATGGTCCTCCCTATTATACTGAAGAAGAGTGGATTGCAGATTATAGAGCAAAAAATTATGGAACAAATCCTACAGGTCCAGCTGGTGCATTAACAAGTCCAGAAGACAAAGCAGCAGCAGATGCCATTACTGTTCCAAAGCCAACTGGACCTGAAATTAACTTAGGTCAAACAGAGGAAGAAGAAGAACTTGATTTAGATATGAGCGATTTTAATCTTGATGACGAACTTGATGAACAACTTGATTTAGATCTGGACGAATTAGAAGATTTTCCTACAGTTGATGAAGATGAAATTCCTAAACTTGATTTAGATATAGGAGAACTTGATCTTGATTTAGAATCAGCCGAGGATGAAGAACTAGAGTTACAACCAGTTAAAGAACTAGACTTAGAAACACAAGAAAAACTAGACTTAGATGTAGAAGCAGCTGAGGATGAAGAATTAGACTTAGACTTAGAAGTACCAGATCTAAAAGTCGAAAAAGTTGAAGAAATACGTCAACAGCCAATAAATAGACCAGTATTTGATGCAAAAGCATATGAAGTACCTCCTCCAAGTCTAGTTAAACAAAAAGAAGCTCCAAATGTTGAAATCCCAAGAAAAAGAATGGAAGACTTTGCTCTAGTAAAAAATATAGCTAAAAAGATCAAAAAACGGTTAACTAGTAATAGTAGACGCATGACAGGTGGAGCAAACTCTAAATCTCTAACTCTTTACTACGCAGATTGGTGCCATTTCTGTACTAAACTTATGCCAATATGGAAGAAACTCAATGTACCTAATATTGAAATTCGTATGGTAGAAGAAAAGCAAAATAATGAGCTCGAAGTAGATGGGTACCCCACAATCATATACCGTAATGGAAACCAGATTGAGAAGTATATTGGACCACGTACTAAATCTGGACTTGAAAAATTCCTTAAAAATAAACTCTAGTACTCATAAATGGACTTTGCAGAACAATTCGCAGAACGTAATGAACAGATTAAAGCAGTGAAGATGACCCAGATTGTACGCCGTGCAATGGCAATTCAAGCTCGTTCTAAAATTAAGCCTAATTCTATGAGACCAAGTCTACGCGAAATGTCATTGATGCGTGGCAGTGGTGATCCTCTCGAACTATACTACCCGAAGTAAGTAAATTAATCAGAATCTGAAGCAGAGCTTGAATCAGAAGCTGGTTTCACTTCATTATGCAAAAATAATTTTAATTCCATAAGAATAGTGTTATAATGAATACTATTCTTAATGAGTTGCCATAATCGTTCCTTAATCTCTTCTTCAGCTTCTTCATTCAATGAATTTAGAACATCTGTAGCAGAATTAACCTCCCTAATCTCTTCTATAGGTAACGTCAAAATCCAAGTATAAATAAGCTCATCGGCTTCCTCAATAATGTCCATTATAATATAAGTTATTTAGCATATATGTCTTTATTTATTTTATTTATTATTTATAGTATTATATTATTATTTTGTTTATTTTATATTCGTTTGTAGTTTAATGTATGGAGTGTTTTCCAATTCCTAAAACATACGTCCCCCTCAACGAACGCCGATTCATAAAATCTTTAGATTGAGGATGCAAAGTGGACAATTCATAGACATCCGAGGTTAAATTACAAATGGTTTACACAATAAAAAAATATATTGTATAATAATAAATGGTGAATCTTATGGACAGAACAGACTTAAAATGTCATATATGCGAGCTTGAAAACATGACTCATCCTGAATGGGTAGAACATCAACATGATGAACAACATATTAAAAAAATTGAGATTGCTAGAATTCGTCAATTATTCTGTAAAAAGTGTGACGTTCAATGTCGATTTAAAGCTGAGTATGACAAACATTGTCTTACTAAGCGCCATTTGGACGGATCATTAAAAATGGAGGACATTTTCTGCAATAAATGCAATATTCAGTGCCGTTCAAGAACTGAATGGGAAAATCATGTTAAAACGTATAAACATCTAAAGGAAAAAACAGAAAAAGTTGTAAAACCAAAAAAAGAAAGACTAAAACCGGAGGACATTTTCTGCCATAAATGTGAAACTCAGTGTCGTACAAGACCTGAATGGGAAAATCACATAAAAAGTAACAAACACAATAAACAAGAAACAATAATTGAATATAATTGCAAAAAATGTGAATATACATGTGGATTAAAACATCTGTGGGATCAACATTTGAAAACTAAAAAGCACCTACATAATAATGGAGAGACAGTTCCCGAATCAGTACAGCAAACCTCTTCAGAAGGTATTGAAATCAATTAGTATTGGTACGCCTAATGTGGTAGGCAGTTCTGCAGATCACCAAATTTTATATTCGGCTGACTATGATTTGATTGAGAATGTTATTCTGCGTAGAGGTAGTACTAAAATGTTCCAAGACAAGGTACGCAAAATACAAAAAGTTGCTAAGATTGTGGACATAAAATGTGGTGAAATTAGTGAATGGAATCTTTTGAAGAAACCATTTGTAGAAAACGGAAAGGTTCATAATTACAAACAAGCAGATGAACTTAAACATCTTTCTGCATTATGGCAAAATAAAATCATTACACATGATGAGTATATGACTGCTTCAGATTTAATAAAACCTAACTTAGATCCAGTTGAATTTCTACAAGCTAAGAAAGAACTTAGATTTGGATTACTAAGATGGACGGTAGCTGAAGTATTGCGTGGGTATATTGAACTTCGTGACGAATCAATTTATTATTTAGATGATGCTTTTCGGTCGAAAGGTATAACAAAACTAGATTTAATTGCATGGATTAAGAATAAGTACGTAGAGATTTCAAATATTAT